ATAGCAGATACAACATATATAGGTGATACAGAATTTAAAATAATCAATGCTTATTATGGCTCTAGTTCTTTTAATTCAAAACAAATGTCAAGGTTAATAGATGGAGTAGTTCAAGACTGTGAAGCTTATGATATAGAAACAAAATCAGATGCAGAAATAAATAGTTTATTGAAAGAATGGGATAAAAAATGAAATCAATTTTACAAAACAAAAAAGAAAGCTATATCAGTGGGCAAACTTATGGACTAGAAGAACATCATATATATTTTGGTACAGGAAAAAGAAAAATATCAGAGCAAAACGGATTCAAAGTATGGCTAACATATTTAGAACATAGAGGAACATACGGAGTACATGGTAAATATGGACATGAGTTAGATTTGAGATTAAAACAGGAATGTCAAAAAGAATATGAAAAAAATCATACAAGAGAAGAATTTATAAAATTAATAGGAAAAAGTTATTTATAAAAAATATTAGGAGGAAAAGAAAATGAAAAAATTTTTATATGTGAATGGAGAAAAATCAGGGATAATTGGTAAACCAGTATTTAAAGATTCTTTAGGAAAACAGTTATGTATAGGAGATATTGTTTATACAATAGGCCAAAATCATTCAAGCATTAATATTGTTGTAGAAGACTGTATATATGGTTGGGGGAAAGTACATATAATGGAGAATTAGATAAAATATCAGCATATAAAATCATTAATTATACACAAATAGAAAATTTAGATGAAAGAATTTTGAAAAAAATAGGAAACAAAATTGTAATTAAAAATTGCAACAAAAAAGAAATGACAATAGCAGAATTAGGTTATCCAATAAAAATAGTAAAAGAATAGATTAGACAACAGGGATAAGACAAAATAAAGTTTTATCCCTGATATTGTAAAAGGTGGGAGATATGGAAAATACAAGTTATATAAAATTATTTAGAAAATTATTAAATTCTCCCATATTTGAGAATGAAAAAGCATTGAAAATTTGGATTTGGTGTCTACTAAAAGCAACACATAGAGAAAGAGAACAATTAGTAGGACAACAAATTGTATTATTAAAAAAGGGTGAGTTTGTATTTGGAAGAAAACAAGCGTCCGAAGAATTAAAGATGACAGAAAGTACAATTTACAAATATATAAAGTTATTAGAAAAGTTACAGATGATTAGCATAAAAAGTAACA